TGGCGTTGCCGCTGAAACTGAAGATGGCACATGGCCTGCAACGGCTGGCGACAAGATCGTGATTGCGCTCTTGGGCTCCCCCGAGGTGGTCAAGGTTCGCGTTGGCAGCGGAGGAAGCGCAAGCGCTGGCGCGGCGGCTAAGCCCGGTACATCCGGATGCGCAAACGCCACTGAGGGCGGCGGGACTGGTGTCCTGCGCTGTCTCGGGGTCTTTGTCGACACCGGAGTTGCATACGATATCGTCGGTCTCAACGTCGCCGCTGGCGGCCCTTGCGTTGGGTCCTGAAGGGAAACAACATGAGCACCAATAGAAGCGAACGTTTCGCCAATTACGTCCACGAATTCTCCCAGAAAATCATGAGCCCCGATGCTGAGCTCAAGAACGTTCTGGATGCCGTGGACAAGGAAATCCGCCAGAAGGTCTCTACCCCTGGCGCAGTGACGCGCACCCAGTTGCTCGACAACTTGGCGGTTGCCTACTCTAACGAGGAATTCATCGGGCGTCAGCTCGCCCCGGTCGTTTCCCTCACTCCAGACAAGGGACTTTCGCCCGAATACTGGAAGTATGACAAGGCCAACAAATTCAGCTATCCGAGCGATGAAGTCGGCACCACTGGCGCCGTAAACATCGTCAGCGAGAAGGTTAGCCGCACTAGCGTCTCCCTGACCCGCAGGGCGTTGAAGGAATTCAGCGATACCTGGGTAACGAGCATGCAGGACCCGGTTGTGTCGCGCCTGATCGCGCCGATGGTCAACGTTTTGCACGGCCTGGCTTTCCAGGAAGAGCAACGCATCGCTACGCTGATGTGCGCGTACGGTAACTATGCAAATAGTTTGGCCGCGCTCACCGGTGGTGATACGTGGGACAGCTCAACCGGCGGCGATCCTGCCGGTGTTATCGACACGGCGAAAGACGCGATTTGGTCGGGAACTGGCCCTTCTAAGTTGGTCATGTTTACGAGCCCGAAGATCCATCGCGTCCTCAAGCGTCACCCGCAAATCCTTGACAGCATCAAGTATGGTGGGAACGGCTCAAGCCCCGTAATCGCCACTAAGCGCGCTCTCGCTGAATTCTTTGAGGTTGACGACTACGTTGTCGGCGGCGCGAAGTACAACAGCGCGAACGAGGGCCAAACTGCTAGTTACGGCAATATGTGGTCGGACGTCGTTGGTCTCGTGCGCGTCAGCACGGCTCCCACGACCAACACCGCGACGTTTGCATACACGCTACAGCAAATGCTCGAGTCAACCACGTGGTACGAGCAGGGTCTTGGCGGACGCGGCGGCAGCTGGGTCCAGGGCTCGCTAGCCGACCAGTCGTTGGTCGTGTGTAGTGACTGCGGTTACCTTTGCCGCGGTGTGTTGACCTGATGGCAAAGCACCCTAGCTACCCCGCTAGGGGCACACAGGAAACGGTCGCGCGAGCTGTGGAGACACAGAACAGCGCGGCCGCTCCTGTCACGCGTCAAGCGGAGTCGCCGAGGAACACGGCTATTTTTCAGGTCGGAGACATCGGCTCAGTCTGTAAGCGTGGAAGGTTCTACGGCGCCGGCGAAGCGATTGAACTCAGCGAAGCTGACGCGAATAGGCTCCTGCAACTCGGCTGCATCAAGGCTATCTAATGGGCTACTACATCAACCGAGGCACTCGGACGGCGCAAACCCGTTTCGACGACATCCAGGCGCTGCTGAGCGCCTCGGTTTGTGTGGACGTCTACGACGACAACAACGACGGGTCACCTGACTCGGACCCGATGCTGATGCTTGAGCGCATCGCAGAAGATCAGTTCGAGTCTGGGCTTTGCGGGATTATTGACTTGACCACGCTACGCGCGAACCCGTGCAGCACGTGTGAACGTATCGTTTCCGAGTTCGTCATGGCCACAGCCGCCATGCGTTTCCCACGCGCGTACGGTCGCGACTATGCGGCACTTCTCAAGGTGGCACGGGACAGTGTTGATCGGGTGCGCAGTGGAAAGGATAGGCTGGCCGCGCAAGGCGCGCCAAACCCACCAGTGAACAGCGGCGGAAGCGTCTACATCGAGGGCATCGGATCAGATGACTCAGACGAGCAGCGCGCCACGTTCACCAGTAGCGGGTTCGGGTCTTTCTAATGTCGGACACCTGGGGCGCGTCATTCCCGGTCGACAGCGACAGCGAGCAGTCAAGCGACAAGGCGCTATCGCTAATCGGCGCGGCACTACAAGCGGCAATCAACGCAGACCTGGGGCCCAAATGGGAAGCCATCGCTCCCGGTACTTTGCCAGTGGCTCACGTGTTTCCGTGGGACCCAAAGCACAAGTTCAACGAGAGCAAGCTCCCAGCTCTTTACATTTTCGAGCAGTCGTCAATCACCGACGTCACTGCCGACGAGCTCGACATCGACACTCGCACGCTTGCCCTATACTGGGTTGCGCGGATGTCAAGCAAAGCTCACGAGACACTACGCGAGCAGGCGCGGCACATCATCGGAAAGATTGTCGCGAGACTCTGCCGATTCGGTCGCCACCCTGCCTGGATTGACGCTGGCGACACCGACACGATGGCCCCGACGCGAGGCTCTTTCCTGTTCAACCGGGCTGGCATCAACTCGATGGTGCGCCTTCAAGCGTCACCTTTGGAACTGGCCATCGCGCTCAAGGGTGAAGAGGGACAGCCCGAACCATTCCGCGGCTGGATGACGCAGTTGCGAATCCAAGAGCTGTCCGAATTCGACGCCACAATCGGGACCGTCCCGACCACCAGCATGCACACGGTGGCCAATATCGGCACCGGCACCGACGTCATTCAATACGACCCGCTGACGGTAGCGCCATGACAGTCATTCCAGAGCGCTTTCTTGACACGCCAGAAGCCCTCCGTTCGCAAGGCGGAGTTGGCGCCAGGCCGTCGCGAATCTTTCGTCAGTTGGCCATTGAACGCCCAGATTCGCACCTGTTTGGCGCCATGGGAGCCGAGGCTTACCGTCGGCAGCTGACCGTACAGACTCACGTGGGCGGATTGGCCCACATGGTGATGGCCCATGCTCACCGCCGGCCTTGACCTATCGCAGTTCCAGCGACGCGTTTCCGAGAGCAAGCTAGCGATCAATCGCGACGTCGAGCGATGCGTTCAGAAGGCCGCCGAGGCAGGCAGAGACAAGGCAAAACAAGGCCTTTTCAAGGACCGGACCGGAGAGCTTCGGCGAGGTATTACCGCTCAAATCGTCGGGTGGTCTGGCAAGACCTACCTCTGGAGCTTCAAGACCTCCGAGCCATACGCGCGTTTCGTCGAGGAAACGACGGCGCCCCACTGGATTTACCCAAAAGCTGGCTACAACGCCAAGACCTCAAGCCTCACGCCTGGCCAGACGCGTCGAGGGAGGGGCAAAGGTCCACACGAATACGTGGTCGGCCGAGGCCGCGCCCTTCGCTGGAAGGACTCAGGCGGCGAGCATTTCGCCAGTCGAGTTTACCACCCGGGCACGATGGGGTTTTTCTTCATGCGTGACGCTGAACGCCACGCCGAAAACGTACTGATTCAATCGCTACACAAGGGATTCATATCCCTGGAAGCGGTTTGGAGACCATGAAATGCTGAAACAGACCGACAAAATCAAGGTTCTTCCGAACCCGTGGCTATTGCTGAATCCTGACGGCCTCCCTCAATGCGCGGTCATGCGCGAGGTCGGGAATGGTATCGGCTGGATTGGGGCGCGCTTCAACCCGAAGCTCGGCACGTTCTCGTTCGAGGCCGAGCCCGTTACTGCCACAGCGACGCGCTACGTGCGCACCCGCATTTCCTGCGGCGAGCTAATCCTCGCGACTCCCGAAGCCGCGGACGACCTTGGTATCGCTTACATCGATCCTGCCAAGTTGCTCGAAAAGTACAAGGCCGCGGCCGTCGCTCAGTACGACGCGCAGCACGGCGATGGCGCGTGGGCCAAGGCCGACGCTCTGCGCAATCCACCAACTAAATCCGACGAGCCAGCAAAGCCCGCCCGGAAAACCACTGCCTCGGAGTAATTGATCAATGTCGCAAATCGTTGATATGCCGCTGTTTTCCACGGCGGACAAAGTGCCCGGCGGGTACTATCAGACCATCTACGGCGTTGGCCGTGTTTCAGTTGGCTCGTTTCCCATTGTGGTTGGCCTCACCGGAACCAAGACCTCCGACGGGTCGATGACATCCGACAGTGGCATTGAGCAATCCTACTCGCTTGACCAGTCGATGGCTCTAGTTGGAGCGCGATCAAGTTCGACGCAACAGGCGGAAGCGGCATTCAAGGTGCCGAATTGCAACGTCGTCCACATCCCACCTGCCGAGGCCGCTGGCGCAGTTGCTGCGACCATCGTCATCACGTTTGGCGGAAGCTGGAACAAGGCCGGGACCGTGTATTTCTGGGTCAACGGCAAGATGGTACAGGTCGCGGTTGCGGGAGATGACGTCGCTGCAGACGTTGGCCCGACTGCCGTGCTTGCGTTCGGCGAGAACCAGACCCCACCAGTCACCGCTTCCGGTCCTGCCGCTGTCACGACCCTCACGGTCGCTAGCCGTGGCACGCAAGGCAATAGCTACCTGCTCGGATGGGACCTGTCGCAGGCTCCTCCTGGGCTCACCGTCAGCGTCGCCGGCGGAACTGCACTGCATCCCAAGCTTGTCCCGTTCTCGGGCGGCACAGGAACCGAGTCGTTGGTCAACATCCTGGCGCTCGCAGAGTCAACCGTCATCGACTACTGGGCACCGTTCCAGACGGACACGACCAATGCGGGATTGCTCAAGGCTCACATGGCAGCCGAATGCGCGCCTACCATTGCTCACTTGGAGCACGCGATCTGGGGAAGCATCGGAACTCTGTCGGCGGCCACCACGTTCGCCAGCACGACGCTCAATGACGAGCGCTGCGCTTGTGTCTGGTACGAGAACTGCGAGACTCACCCGGGCGTTATGGCTGCCAATGCCGCGGCGTATCGGTCAAGCGTTGTCGGAGGAAACCCCAACACGGTCTATGCCGGCGCCATCATGGCTGCCGTCACCGCACAACGGTACATTGAAGACGCCCCGAATCACGCGACCCTTATGGCTGCCCTCAACAGCGGCGTTACCCCGTTCCACTTCGTCGACGGTTACGTGCGCATCGTGCGCGACTGCACGTCAAAGTGCCTCACGGGCTCGACGCCGAATTACAACACCTACGGTTGGCCCGAGGCTGACGTTCCGGACCGAATGCGCAAGCAGTACGCTGCAACGTGCGCGGCTCGCCGAATTGCTAATCCCTACTGCGGCCCCGATGGCGCAGCTGGCGAGGCATCGGCCAAGGTCGGTGTCGAGACCCCGCGTACCCTGCAAGCGGCGCTCACGGCTGACAATCTCGAGGCCGAGGCAAACAACTGGCTGCAAGACACG